TTAGATGTTACATAGATCAAAATGGTGAACTAATTGAAGAAAATTCCAAACTAATATCTGAATTTTCCAAAGACTAATTTAAATGAATTCTTAGATTATTTAAGAATTTAATCTTCATCTCCGCCTTCTACGCCGGAATCTACGCCGATATAACTTGCTGCTTCGAAGCTATTACTGACAAATATAGCATCTTCTAGCTGTTTCTTTAATTTATATTCTCCTATGGGTCTAGCTTTTACAAGATCATCAAACGGGACACCATACATATTAGACATTTTCATGAGGTAGCCATCATCTAATTTTTGTTCAGTTTCTATCATTTCATGAACAATGAGATCTTCAACATCATCATAATCTTCAGTATAGATTTCTTCTATTGTATCTACTCTGCCTACAGAAGTATCTCGGGTAAGTGCTTTATTATCTGGGAGATCTATATCTTTACTATATTGGCCATTAAATACGGCTTCAAGAATTTGCATTTCGTTTGGCAGGAGTTTTACATTTTTAATATCTTCTCGAGTTAATTTACCCCAATGTTTACCTACTTGCTCAGCTGCTTTTATACAGACAGATCTTCTAAGAGAATATTTTATGGGATTAAGTTCACGAGCCATGCATTCACCTAATCTCGGTTTAAAGAATACTGAAAATGTCAAATCAGCTCTAAATTTCGGGGTAAATTTATATTGCCACCATAATCGACAGAATACTAGTAAAGCGGTCTGAAGCTTATCTTCAAAAGTAACATTGGGATCTGCAATATATTTATTCTTAGCTATATAGGCAAAATATTTATAATTAAGTTGTATGATCTCATCTCTAATATCTGTTCGAGCTTTTCTTTCTTCTTCTGATGTTAGCGGGAGCATATCATATAACTCATGTGTACGAGCTTTAACCCATTCTTTTTCAGTCATAGATGCTCTATCTAATTTTGTTGGAATACTAGAATAATAGGGTACATCCATTATCGTGAACAATGTCCTCCGTGAACAAATAACAACAACTCAATAAATTCTATAACCTATTTTGCTATTTCTGTTTACCCTGAGTCTATTGCTCTATAGATATTATCGGTGCCTCGATGTAAAATCCAGTTTATAAGTACTATTTTATATTATCACATTTATTATTTTTGTACATAGCTTTAATGTTACATTTAGGTAACTTATTCCTCAGATCATATTACAATCTTATTACATTTTATCACATTTTAAAAAGTAAATTAATTTTATAAATGTAAAACGCCGCCGTGAGTAAATTTATACTTCATCAGACTCGATAAACTCGACTAAAAACTTAAAATCCCATTTACAAATCTCGTAAATTTCGATCATCTATACATTTGGCGGCATTTTCTAATCTCGGATAAACTGGAATTCCGAAATTATTTAAGAATTCATCCACTAAATAATAAAAACAGAATAATAAATTATAAACTTATAAACTAGAAAAGAATAAATAATAAATTATAAATAATTAATTAATCATTCTAGATTTTAAAAAATATATATTTATAATAAATATAAATCTTTAAAGAAAATGATCTATTTATTCCCTTATTAAAATTACTCTTTTATTATACCGAGAATTCTCAAATTATTTAAGAATTCCAGGTTTTCTTGAGAAATTCTTAAGATAGATAGAAATTTCAAGATCTTCTTCTTATTATTTTAAATATAGGCGATTTTTGCTTATGCAGAAATTGTATCATGTACAACTACCTAACCTTAAGTAGAGTTAACTTCCTTATCGTTTTAGTTTCTGATGATGCTAAACATTATGCTTAAGTTAAAATAAAAATGAGGTGTGCAAATGACTAAGACTTTTGGTTATTGCCGATACAATCAAATCAATAATGGCTCTATTGATGATTTGAAAGATTATGTGGCTAAGAAATATGGCTGGGGCTCTGGATTTATAGATTACCCAGAAAATTTGTATTATGAAGTATGTGAGCCAGCTAATCATTATTTCTTTTTTGACTCCAGGAATGATTATATTAATTTTAAATCTGAGATTGCACAAAAGTTTCCCGGACTAGTTGATGTCGGGCCTTTTTATTATCTCCCTAAAGGAGCACAACCTGTAATTATGTAAAGTTCGTTGTAACTAAAATGTAACATATTTTTTATTCGAAGGTATTTTAATTTGAGTTATAACGTGATATTATAGATTCATATGAAGACAGATGCCGGTGTCGAGATTACAAACTCCTCTTATATTTGAAATAGTACGGCATTACTTTTTCAAATTCTTCTAGTTTTGTAGTCTCGATACCGGTATTTATTATATATATACAAATCGGAGGTGACTAGGCATTGAAGCAGGATAAATATCTTGAAATTAGATCTTCCGAAGTAGCTGCTAATAAGATTCATAAGCATTTACAACTTCTTTTATCTAGAAAGCCTAGATTATATAAGAAAACTCTTATCCGCTATAAGGATTTAGCTTATATTCTTATAGATTGTGTGGAGCAGATTCTGCGATTTTTGACCAGTGAATTACTCAGTTCTTCTGAAGATAATGAGTTTGATGAACTTACAGATGCTAGTCATACTATTGAATCTGATGATGATATGATCGAAATTCGAAAGAAATTAGAAGAATCATTTAAATTATTCGATACTTACAATAAGCTCACATCTAATAATAGTATTACTGACTCTGCAACACCTACCGGAGATACAGAACCTAAAATTAACTGTGCATTGATGGCTAAAGTATATGGCGAGGTTCTAAGCAATGCTGCCAATATTAATTATGGCTATCTTGAAATTAACAATTGTGCTAAACTTATAGATTATTGGTATAGCCATAGAATGCAATATATGTCGACCAATCATAAAGCATATAATATAGCCCAGCTACCTAATTGGATATGTTACATAATTTTAATGTATGGTAAATATCATGCAAATGGTCAAGCTGATTTCTTTATAGATTATTTGAAGAAGTGGTGCAATGATGCCAATGAGGACTTTTCTAATAAGTATGCAATACCTAAAGAAATTACTAATTTATCTAAAAATTCTTATGTTAATGACTATACTTTGGACGCACTTATAATTTACGATATACTTATGGAGCAGGGATACCTTCCTTTAGTTATAGATGATAATTCTATTATTTCGATGAACCCGAATTTTATCGTTGATATAACAAAGGAGAATAATCCGAATTTAGATAAGATGATAAAAACGAGATTTACGAAGCGAGATAAATATATTAAGCAGATAGGATTAACTGAAGTTTCTGATTTGGGAGGCGATAATGTATGAGTAAGATATATTCGTCTTTCAATAAAATTAAGTTTACCAGCATTTCGGAGAGCTATAAAATTAATTCAGTGTATCGGAGCATATTAAATCCACTGTATTCATCATTTATTATGTATGTTAAAGGTACTTTTGACGGTACTTCAGCATATAAGCGTCGTGCAGTCAAGGTGATTAATATTATCACATATGCGGCATACACCTCTACCTCTCTGCCATATAATTGGAGCCAATCCGCACCGTTCGTCAATATGCCAGATATCTCCGATGATGAACTCGAAGAAAGTTTAGGAGATATTTATCTTACTCCAGAGGCTATTGAGTGGGATGTAGATGTAGTAACTTCTGAATTTAAAGTGGAATCTAATGTAGACCCTAAAAAATTAGGTGATTATGTGGATAATTCAGCACAGGTTACACCTAAACAGACTCCTGTACTAGCTTCTAATCCTATATTTAGTACACCTACACCGCTTTCAGATGTTTCTATAAAAGCACCGGAAATTCCTCAATTTGATATATCTAAAGTTTGGGTACAAAAAAGATGCGGGGCAGATCTTCTTACTATATACACTACATTACCGGAGATACCTAAGACTCAGAGAGATGTATCTATTACTACAAATGTTAATCTTATGTCAGATGCTGATTTTATGAAGTTATTTCCCAATACTGTACTCCATACTCGAGCTAGTATTATGTATATTCCTCAAGAGAATTTGCCCTATGACAAGGATTTGGGAGTTATAATTCCTATTGAGGGCTATACATTAGAGCAGTGTATTGACAACATAATTAAATACCCTCACTTCTATAAACTTTCTAGGTATGATAAATCCTGGCAGGATAATAACGGATTTAGAGGATTCTATTCTTTTATAGAAATAGACGGAGAATTAGTAGATACTTTGGAGGTATGGAATTCGTTAGATATATCTAAGAAAATACCTACAACTACGGAGTACATCAAAGAATATGTTGTCAGAAAATATCTATTAGATCGGGATATCGGACATAAGGAATTTAAGTATCCATTATTCGGTACATTAGATCCCTATCTTACTTTATTTATGCCTGCGGAGATGTATCAGGCTAAAGGTTATACGCCTTTAGACATTGCTAAAGCTTGTGTAAATAGTAGGATTTCTTTTAAGCAGTCTAGAAGCCCGATTTTGAGGAGGATACAAGATAATGCATAATTGTATATTCAGTGGTAATTGCATTAAATCTGTTTGTGACCAGTCTTGTCCTGATCTTATAACAGCTAATTATCTCCTTGAGCGAAACAATATACCACTTAACAGCCGAGTATATAACTCTAATATAAATCTGCTGAATAAATATTCTAATATCCTTCAGAACTATGAAGGTAAATTAGTTACGATTATTAGTAGTGATACAAATACTACATCTGATATGATTACTTATGCTGCTATATGTAAGCATTGGAAGAATAGTAGATTGCATGCCGTAGTATATAACCTCAGACTTTCTCAATATTTGGATAATTTATCATCATCTTGGAATACAAGAACAGACTCAGATGATTTGGATTATCAGAAAATTTGGATGTCAAATGCCAAAGTACTCATTATATCGAATATTGATTATGTCAATTTTAAAGAATTTCAATGTCAGACGCTATTAACATTATTACAGTCTCGAGATAAGCCTGATTTTACCACTATTATTATATCTCCACCGCTTACATCTTTAGTTGGTAGCGGGCAATTCTTTGCTAAGCTGCATGAAGTATTAAATAAAACTATTGTGACGGTTAAATAATTTATGACATCAGAAACGATTGAAGTACAGGTTATATCATTAATACTTACTTCTCACGATGAGAATGTAATAAATGCCTTATGTGATTTTGATGCTAGTTATTATGCTTTATATAAGCAGCAGATTCAATATATCTTAGATCATAAAGCTAAATATGGTAATGTTCCAGATCCCTTTACATTCATGTCTAAAGACTTTTATGATAAAGATGGGAATTTAATTGACTTTGAACTTGTAGAAGTACATGAATCTGTAGAATATCTTCAGCATAAGTTAAAGCAGAATAAGAAACTCATTATATTTAGAGAAACTTTTAACAAGAATAATGAACTTGGCCCGGACAATATCGATGAGATATGGGATTATGTAGCAGCTCAAAGTGAGGTAGCTCGAGTTCTTTCAAATAATCAGCCTATGGATATTATTGCCGAGGCTGAGAAACGAAGTAATACTGTTCTTGAGTGGAGCAAGCAAGAGAGAATTCCTACCGGTTTTGCTGAAATTGATAAACTTACTTATGGCGGACTATCTACTGTTGAGGAACTTCTGGTATTAGTAGCGAGAACTAATACAGGTAAATCCTGGGTATGTACTAGAATGATGGAGTCCGCTCAGAAGGCAGGATTTCCTGTAGCTTATTATTCCCCAGAAATGCAGGCACCTTATTTGGCTACTAGATTTGATACTTGGCGTGGGCACTATAAAAACAGTGACCTATTTAGAGGTCAGTATGACGAGCAGTATAAAGAATATATTTCTTCCCTGTCTTCAGATAAGACAAGTGCATTTATTATCGAGGACAAAGATATGCCAGAAGGCGTAAGCCCAGCACATTTGGATGCCTTTATACAGAAGAATAAGATCAAACTCCTGATTATTGACGGTATATCTTATATGCAGGACGATCGCAAGTCGTTTAATACTCATGAAAAATTCGCTCATATCTGTCATGACTTATTTCAGATAAGTAAGAAATATGGCTGTGCTATAGTAGTAGCTGCTCAGGCTAATAGAGATACTAAAGAATCTAAAGACGAAAAGGGTATCCCATTTCCGACAATTTACAATATTTCTGGTTCTGATGCAATAGGTCAAATTGCCACTCAAATATATGCTCTACGCCAGATATTTGATAAGCATGTATTTGAATTTAGACTAGAAAAAGCCAGAATGGCTCCTAATGAAAATAATGTACTTTCATATTCATGGGATGTCAATACAGGTAATATGCAATATCTTCCAGGCGGTGCTGATGAAGATCCCGTAATTAGCTTACCTAATTCAGAAGATATACTTACACCGAGTTCAGGCTCTGTTCCAGATAATCTTAAGGGGATTATTGATCTGGACGATAACGATGAAGATTTGGAGTTTTAACTATGGATGTTGAAGAAGTATTGCATAAGATGGAATCTATGGATCTTATAAAATTACATAAGATTTCCGGAGATTATTATCAAGTATATTGCCCAGTTCTTCATGATGGTCGATATGAATCAAAGCCTTCTTGTGGGATACTGCTTCATGATATTGTTCGTAATGGTAAACATCTTCCAGCAGGTTGGTGCCATTGCTTTTCTTGTGGATTAGCAAAACCTCTGCCAGCTACGTTATCTAGAATTCTCAGAGAACGAAATATTGATCTCTCTGGAGTTGAGTGGCTTAAAGAAAATGTTCCGGGATTCACAGGTTATGATGATCCAGATGTTGAAACTATAGTAACGGCTGAGCAGCAGCAGATATATAATTCAAAGTTTATGCCTAATTATATGAATTCTTCAATAACTAAAGAATTCAAATATCCTATAGTTCCGGAATCTGAGCTCGCTACCTATAGACAAACTGTCCCTTATATGTATCAACGTGGTCTTACAGATGAGATTATAGAAAAATACGATATCGGGTATGATCCTAATTTTACATTATCCGGTAAGAATCAAGGGAAACCAATACCTTGTGTAACATTTCCAGTCAGAAATTTAAAAGGTGAAACTTTATTTCTTTGTCGACGATCTATTGCTGGGAAATTATTTCATTATCCTCAAGGTGTAGAGAAGTCAGTTTATGGCTTATATGAATTACCAGATAACCCAAAAGAAGTGATTATTTGTGAGAGTTGTTTTAATGCTCTTACTCTTGTGAAGTATGGTTATAACGCCGTAGCCCTTTTAGGTACTGGTACATCATACGAAATGCAACAGCTTCGCAGATCTGGCATACCTACATTTACTCTATGTCTAGATGGGGATACTGCTGGTCAAAAGGCTACTAAGAAATTAAAGCGGGCTCTTAAAGATGTGGCGATTGTCTGGACTATGCATATGCCTGAGGATCGAGATGCTAATCAGTGTACAAAGGAAGAAATCGACCAGATATACGCTTTACGAGATTAGATTACATTTATGTTACAAGTAAAAATTTATGTATACCTTTAAAAAGTATATGTTATAATATAACCATCAGTTAAACATACTGATACCTCAAATATCAAATACACGAGTATGGAGGACAGTTTTATGGCAATCAATTATTCTCAGTTTCAGGCTACCAAAAAGATGTTTAGGGAAGCTGCTTTTTCCAATTATACCTTCCCTCTTACTTATGATGAGTGGTTTGCTCTAGATGATGATTTAAAGGGCGCAGCTCTTTATATTAACTTTTATCCTCAGATAATTCTTGCATGGAGCAAGTTCGATAATTCTCCTTGTGATACAGAAACTGTTGTATCTGATTTTCTCATAACTTTGGTCAAGAATGTGGATAAGATCAAGGAGTCATCCAAGAAATATACTTCCGGGTATATCTATACTCTGGCTAAAAGGTCTTTTATCTGTATGGTAAGACAGCCCAAGTTTACTCGGGTTTACACTTCTGAGATCGGGAGCGAGATTACTACTTCTGATAATGATATTCTTAATCTTTTTGATTTAGTACCTTATGAGGATGAACCTTATGAGGCTGTACAGCATAGTGAGGCTCTTTGGGCTGTTATTCATGGTATAGGCCCTAAAGCTGAGAAGGTCGTTAATCATCTTATTAACGATGAATCTCTTACTAAGGTTCGTAAGACTGCTAATCACCGTGAACTTGATCCTTTGGCAGATGTAAGTGTTAAGGCTGAGGAGTATCCCGCAATTATTTCTCAGATCAGAGAAGCTATTGCCCCTCTGTACTACGCTTACAGCCTTTAATCTTAGATGATCTGATTTAGCTCTATCTGCCCTTTAGCCGATACCTAACATAAATCTACTAAAGGGAGATAAGAGCTATTTGTCGTTATATACATATATACATAGTTAAGTAAGTAGAGAACTCCAACATATCGAAATTGCAAGAGCAATGGGGCCTAATACTTAAAATATTAAATTTTTAGGAGGCCACTATTATGGCATTTAAGTCGATTGAGGAATTTAATGATGATCGTTACAAGAATCTGTTTCGCTTACCTAATGATGGAGATACAGCGCAAGTTATCTTTCTATACAGAAGTAAGCACGAAATGCTTACAACTGATGTCCACTACATCAATTCAGAAGAATATCGTGGATATGTTCATTGTTTAGGTGCGGGATGTCCGGCATGTTCTAAGGGTATTAGACTTCAGCCCAGAAAGGTTTTTATTCCTTTATATATTGTAAACTGCCCTAATTGTCCCGAATATAATGGCACTATTAAATTTTGGGATAGAACCACAGCTATGGAGCAGCAGTTAGATCGCTCAGTGTTTAGAAGTTTTCCTAACCCGTCTGAATTTATTTTTTCTATTGTAAGACAGGGTGCTCCTCGTGATATTAATACCAGATATGAAATTAGAGGTGAATTTAAGAATACTCACAAGTCTTATGATCAAATTTGTGCAGAATTCGGTGGAATTAGATTTGTACCTACTCAGAGTAATGATACCGGTACATACTATGAGAATATCTGCAGAACAGTATCTATTGATACTCTTGGAAGATATCTTTCCTCGAATTCTGGAGCATCTGCTCTTGGCGATTATGTAGCTACCCCTAGAGCTGGATATGCTTCAACAGATTTTACATCTATTCCAGATACTTATGTAGAATCTAATACTTTAGTTGTTGATAACACACCTACGGGATTTGCACCAATTGCTGCGCCGGCCTCTGATATTAATAGTAGTAACTCAGATGAGGTTGAATCTCCCGATTCTGGTGAATATCCAGAACCTACATTCTAATAAATTTCTTATAGCTATTTGATAGGTAAGTTCCAGTATCTAAATTCTCTCCAGACTTTAGATACTGCGGAACTTCCTATATTTATTAGTTAGTCGGTGTGAAAGGTAATAAGTATGGCTAATTTATTTAACCCCGCTCAGATAGATAAGATTAATGCTATCGCGGCAAAATCCAGAACTTTAAAGCCAGTTAAAGTTTCTAATAGTGTTTCAGCTATGCAAAATTCCATAAACGAATCTACTCAAGCCGTTTTGGAATATTTTAAAGATAGCCCAGCAATTCTCATTACTTCTAGGGAGCAATTACATCAGTATGTATTAAAAGCTATAGATTCTGGATATTGTGGGATTGATGCCGAGACTACAGGATTAGACCGTATTCGTGATACTATTGTTGGTGTATCTTTATATTATCCAGGCGGTGTAGAATGCTATATCCCGTCTAAGCATAGAACCCTGTTAGATACTTATTATAAAGATCAGCTTTCTTATGAAGATATTGGAGCAGAGCTTCAGCTATTTGTAGATGCTGGAACTAAAATGATTTTTGCTAATGCAGATTACGATATAGCTATGATCTATAAAGATCTTAAAGTAGATATGATCGATGTCTGTCATTATGATGTAATTTTGGCTTGGAGATGTCTAAAAGAGGATGAAAAAGATAATGCATTGAAAACTCTTTACTGGAAATATCCTAATAAAGGTAAGGGAAGTCCTAAGAAATTCGCGGATTTCTTTTCACCAAAATATTTCCCATACTCCAAGCCAGATGTCGCTAAATTATACGCCGCGAATGATGCTAAAATTACATATGAATTATTTGTATGGCAGCTCCCATATGTAACTAAATCTAGTGCAAAATGTCAGAAGCATCACTTAGAAAAGATTGCTGATCTTGTCTGGAATATAGAATTTCCTATGATCAGAGTATGTGCTTTAATGCATAGAACTGGTATTTATTTGGATCTGGATAGCTTAGCCGCCCTTAAAAAGAAGTATCATGACAGATACAATGAAGAAGCAGCTAAATTATCTGAGATGGTTCAAGAGATAATTAATAATGCTGACATAGTTACGATTAATAAGTCCCCATTTAAGACTGGAGAATCATTTAATCAGGCCAGCCCTCCGCAAGTTAAATATCTTTTCAATCAGTTTTTACATCTAAATCTAGCTACCGCAGATAAAGAAGTTTTAGGTGATCTTCATCTCCCAGTAGCAGATCAGATTTTGAAGGTAAGAAGTATCTCCACTCTTA